ATCACTGTTGCATGATTACGATTGAATAACTTACCAATTTTTGTCAGATTCCATCCTTGCTCTCTTAGTATTGAATAAAAATAAGCTCTTTGATAAACCTTATCTCTATCTCTTGATTTGGATGCCAGATCATATATCTGAATCATCTCTTTTATTTTCTCTATTTTTAACATATTCATAGTACTGTTCTATTGTGATTAATAATTCTTGTTGTTCAATCTCTTGGCTATCTTGCCATGCATCTTCTATCCAGGATAAGTCTTTCATTTTGTTAAGTAAAATTTATTAAATTTATCTTTATTGACCTGGTAACCTAATGCCTTGAATAAATCAAAGTAACGGTAAACTGTTCTATCTGAGACATCAAGATATCTTGCCATTGTTCGAAGATGCCTTGATTTTTCTTGCATCATCTGCATCAACTTGATACATCTGTACATCTTGAGCTGATTCATATTTCCTCAACTTTATATCCATGATCAATGTACCATTCAAGACTATCTGGAGCTTCTTCTGGAAAGTCAAAGTCTTGTAAGCATCCGTTAGAATCAAGATAGCAATGCCACCAGGATCCTCCTAATTCCTCAACAGAATCCTCCAGCCAAACCTTGTATTTTGGTAGCTTTGATTTATCTTCAAATATATTTACAATGATATCAATAGCAATACCTAACTCTTTTGGACTTGCTTGCTCAATTAACGCCCCTCTCCTCCATTGGTTGTGCGTCTTTAAAATTTGAATTGCTTGTTTTAAATTCATGGCTTTTCTGTTTTTTGTTTCTCAACTTTAATTATTAGTTCTGGCCACATATCCATTCTCCTGATTGCATCCTCTGGACTGTTGGCTTGAATTGTTCTCTCTTGGATTGTCCATTTGACTTCCTTTACTTTGTAAGTTACTTTGAAATTCTGCATCTCTTTTTGCTCTTAAAAAATTATCATATAAACTTGTATTGAATCTTCCTGACTTTCTCGTCCACCAGTATTCATAATAGGCTGTGCTCATAATGTTGCAGCTAAAATGGTTAATAATAACATCACTGGGATCATGATAAGGCAGATCAATCCATCTCTTTGCTCTGCATTGGCTGGTAAAAATTTTTTCATATCTGTTTTTGTTAATTGATTATAAAACAAAGTTAATATCTTTTTTCACTTATGAAATGATTTTAACATATTTTAACAAATGAAGAAATAAAAAAAGGGAATGAAATTAATCACTCCCCTTCTCTGGTTAAACCTTAAACTAAACAGATATGCATTTCAAATATAGTGATTATTTCTTTCTGAGCAACAATTTAATAAATTTTCCTATCAAGCCAGATTGCTCATTTACATCAACCTTAACCTCTCCATTATTAACTTCCACATCAACCTTCTCAGAATCGATTTTGAGGCTCTTACTGTCCTTATCCTTATGCAATTCTATATCAACCTTTGGAGTATCAACTTTGACATCTGTAATTCCATCTTTTCGAGTTATCTTAACATCAACATTTTTAGTGTCAATATTAATATTTAAATTCTTTTTTGGTCTACCTGGTTTTTTCATTATGCTTCATTTGTTGTTACTACTCCCTTTGCTGCAAGATGGACAACTCTCACAGATGCTGGTTGTGCAATCTTCCATGCTGTCCTCCTTGCTTGGCTTAATCTATCCTTTGCAATTCGAGATACACTGACTGAATTGTTCTGGTTGCCTCCTAATACATGATAATGTGTATTATCCTCACCAACATAGATCCCCACATGACCTCCTCCATTCCTGGTGAAAGTCAACACATCACCAAGCATTGGCACCTGAGCAACATTTCCAAATTTATTCCAGTTTAATGCCCACAATGGATGTTTAACAACTTGCAATCCAGATGCATGAGCACAATAGGCAACAAATAAACCACACCAAGGAATCTCATCATTGGTATAAACCTTCTCAAGTCCAAGAACTTTTGCCCAGGATAGAATGGTTGGATTGTGTTGCTTGCCAACTATCTCCTTAACACCAATGTGCTTGACTGCCTCAACCAATATCTTTGGAGCTGTTTCTTTTTTTAGCCATGCATAGCTCATATTGAATCTCTTTGGATGTAAATATACTTAATTTTTCTCTTCAATGTCAATAGGCTGTCCACGTCATGCTTAAGTATCTCAACCTTGTGATTATTCTCATCCTCAAGATCATGCAGATATTTCTCTGCCTTGATTGTGGTTGCATCTTTTTTATGTGGTTGATACTTATGTTCAGACACTGGACTGAATAATGCAAAACAACTGCTTACAATTGCCATAGCTACTAATATCTTACTCTCCATTTAGCTTCTTATTTAGTTCCTTTTGAAATAAAATATCTTGCATTAATTTTTTATCTGCCTTTCTCTCATTATCACAATCATCAATCTTTTGCTTTTGCTGTTTAATTTCTTGATCTTTAGAGTTAATCAGATATCTTCCAACAAATATAAGGATAGTCAGTAATATAAAAAAGATATAAGTGAAAGGTGATTTTGCGAATGTCTTAAAGTCTAATTTGAATATCTTCTCTTGTTCCATATTATAATATGCTAATATGTTTTATTTAGCACAAAGATGTCAGAGTAAATTGAATTGTTTGCATTGGTTGAGCTCCATTGGCCTGTAATATTCAATGTATTGCTGATGGTAGTATCAAAAGTTGTTGAGTTCACAGTATTCCAAGCGAATCCTTGCTGAGTTCCAGATGCCAATTTTAAGATGTGGAATTGTGCTAATGATACAACTGATGCAACACCAGCAGCTCCAATGGCTCTGATTGTGAATGTTACACTTAACATGAATACTTGATTTGTGATTGCTGGCATTGTCAATGGTCCTGAATCACCTAAATTGACAGAGCCAGACTTCAATCTGATTGTTAATGTGTTGTTGTTCTGAGCACTCATTATTCCTCCCATTTCAACTCTGAATGAATCACCAACTTTGAAACCATTCGCTGGCACAGATAAACTACCAACTCCACCATCAATCAAAGTCAATTCACTTGTTGTTGCTGTTATGGTTGTGCTGTTGGCTGTCTGTGCAAAGAGACCTGTGTTGGTCTGTGGTTGAGCATCATCATAGAACGCAACCCATACAGCAGCTCCATCTGTGTTATCAGTACATTCATATTTGTTCTGATTATTCATGTCATGGAATATACTTCCAACAATATACCCCATTGTAATATCATGATTGACACCTGGTGTTGTACCATTGATTGAATTGGCTCTCACAATATAACCCCCTTGATTGATAAAGTATTGAATGCCATTCTCCCATTGGTCTTGATAATTGACAGCACATTCTCTTGCTATTCCTCCATCAGCTCCATTGTCAATCCATCCTTTTGTAAGCTTAGATCCATTGTCCAAGATAAGTGAACTGTTATCAAGATTAATATCATTGGTTGTGATATTTCCTTCATCAGTTACTGATTGAAGATCTTGCAATTGATTAGTGACATTGATGGTTGTTGTTGCCATTATAAGTTGATATTAATAGTGTTATTGGTTGTTGTGCTTTGCGTAAAGCTATCCTCAAGAGTTCCATTGACATAAACCTCATAATCAGTTGTCAAATCACCGCAATTGGTTGCTGGAGGATTACCATTCTCAAAGTCATAATCATCATAAGGAATGGAACACCAGTCATTGTAGTCATAGATTGATGCACTCACATTGATTGTCCATCCAGCTGTGACATCTGGTCCTCTGTTAATGAATGGTTGTGTTGTGATATCTCCATTGATGTCCATGAACTCCTCAAATCTCCATTGCTTGAATGTGATTCTGATGTCATTACAGATACTCAAGCAATCAGAATGAATCTCATTGACTTGCCTATATTCCTGAAGATTATATTTATCACAAATAGTTATTATCATATTTACATTAACAGCTTGATCAGTCATAGATCCAGGCTGTAATGTTACAACCATCAAAGGATATTGTGCAGCATCTCTGGAGATAGCATCAAGAAAATCACCTTGGAAGAATTCGTTTATCTGCCTGTGTTCTGTTGCTATTATTTCCAGCTCTTTCATTAACTGGTTTAATGTCTTTTCCATCTTTATTTAGATATGCTTTTAATTTGTCAATCTGTTTCTTTGAGAATTTCATTGTATCCAGTTTAGAGGCCTATATCCAGTCTTGTCTTTTTTTACATATTCATTGCAATGGTCAGAGCACATATCACAATATTCTGGATATTTCACCGCTTGGTCATCCATAAGGAATCCAACTAATCTCTCCTTGTAAAAATATGCATCCTTTCTTAACTGATCTCTAAGCTCGTTAACATCAGCAAGAGAATTAGCTTGAATGTTCTCATCTTGCACTCTTCCTGTTGTCTTATTAGTTAACTTCTCATTCAATAGTAATGCTGCCCTGTAATCAACGAATGCAACCAAACAAGGAATAACATAATCATTCATCAATAGCAGATAATCAGCTGTCCATGTATTGGTCTCAACTCTATCAAGCAGAGCTCTGTAAAGTGGAGTCCCAAGAGCTGGCTGAATATGCATGTCTTGACTTCTCTTGATAGCAACTGCCAAGAGTTTTGTATCTGTATTGCTGTGGATCAATCCTAATTTTTTAAGATTCTCCACTGAAAGTAGGTAGTTCATATCTTATCTTTTTACAACTAATTGCTGAATCCATTCATGTCTACACCATGGTGTTGATACTTGAGTATCTGGATTGGTATACCATCCTCCTCTGTATTTCCACACATCTCTATCAACTCGGCCAGAGATAGTGTTAATTTCATCCTTTGTGTATAATCTATTGAGACCAAGTAATCTCTCACAAAATTGTCTTGAGCCACTCTTTGCCGGTGGAACATCAAGTCTTGTTCTGTATCCATAACGAACCTCAAATCTTTCAATTGGAATATCAACCTCTCTGACCAATGACTTTCCCAAATCAGTGACCTCACCTTTGGTGATTACTTCCCATTTCATGAGCTTAGCCATTGACTTGGCAATATCCTCAATATTTGTATCAAGAGCTTTTGCAATGCCATTTGAATCTTCACCATCACCAATCAACTTCAGTACATTTTTATCAAAGTCATTCAGCTCTGCTGATATCTCTCCAATTGTTGCAAATAGTTGATCTTGCTTTGAGAATACATCAGCTGATGGAGTATCCCAAGCTATTGGAAATGTTGCAATCACATCATAATGATTAGCTGATTCACCATATTGTGCAAAATAACCAATCTCATCATCTGAGAATGTATGAACATGCTTGCAAGATGACATCTGTTGTGGAGCTGAATCTAAGCCTACAATTTTGCGAGCCTGTATCTCATCAATAGTTGGAAATGATGCCAAGACAATGCTCAATGCACTCTCACTGGTCAATAATCCCTCTTTAATCTTAGCAACCACATCAATAAGTGATGCAATCTGAGCTCCATTCAATGCACTCTTAGCAACATCAACTGGTTGCTCTGCTGTTGGTTGGTCAGTTGTTGGCTGTGCTGGAGTGACTTCAGTCGCACCAATTGGTGTAACGTCTTTTAATTTAACAACTCCAGTATCTCCTGACAGCTTAACCATATAATTAAGTATCCATTCAATTCTTTTTTGTCTTGTCTCAACATAAGTCTTTTTAAATATCTCAAAAAGATCAGCTGATTCAGCCGCATTGAATGATCCTTCTGGAGCAACTCCGAATAATGATGGAGCAACAACTGCATGAGCCACTAAAATGTTTTGCTGAACACTTGACTCAAGAGCTTCATATCTCTTATCAAGATCATTTCCAGTTAAGCTCTCAACCTTTGGAGCCTGATCTGCTGATGGTGCAAAGGTGATTATTATATCACCGCTATTCTCAATATTGGATGCTGGTCCTTTGATTTGATTCTTGAATGATTCTGCCTCTTCTTGAGTTTCTGGAAATCCATCCATGAAAGTGATTAGAGTTCCTGACTTAAATCCATTTTGTAATTCATACATATGGAATTTAGAGATGTCAACATCAGTCTGAATTGCTGTGATTCCACCTTGATATGGTGGCTTTGGATATACTCCATGCTCTTTGCGAGCTTTCTTAGCTGGATCCTTGTAATATAAAACAAACGATCCTATTTTATTGTTCTCATCAAGAGCTGGAATTGTTCTAAGATTTGTCTTCTCAGGTGATTGCTGTTGTACTGTCCAGTCATCTGATAGATAATACATTCTTTCATCTGATGATATTCTGATCGCATCAATGCCAAGATACTCCCACACAGCAACTCTGGTCCCTTCTCTATTCCAAGTACCTTTTACAGCGAATGCTCCGAATAATTCATAATCAAATGCCAATTGCTCAACTATCTCATTCATGTTGAAATCAGAGTAAGGATTAGCAATGAATCTTGCAAGCTCACCAGATACAACCTCAAGACCTCCACCAGCAATGTAGTGAGTTTTATTCTTGATGATTCCTTGATGCCAAGCTGATCCATTAAAAAGATCCACTAAAAAATAAGGATAATCATTCTTTTTTCCCCATTTAATAAAGCCAAGCATTCTATCTTGCTCCTCAATTGGCAGAACAAAGTCCTTTCTGAATGACATTGATTCTAACTTACTCATATATGTTGAATGTTATGTTTGTTGAAAATTCTGTTGATGGTGAGTCAATGGTAAATACATGAGCTCTACCTTCCTCAACCAATCCATCTGATAACTCTGGATCAAGATTTGTTGTTGATGTTTGTTGATAGATTCTGTATGTGTAATATCCATCATAATCAAAAGTTACATCCACTCCATCCTCAAGCAAAAACTCATCATATCTTGATATAGATGTACTTAAATTAGGAAGGATGCAATAGTATTTTAAAAATGATTGCTCATGCTCAAATTCAAAGAGATAGTAAACTGGACTAACTGTTGTCAGTTCCGTTACTGTTACTATCAGATTTGAAGATGTGTCCTTCTGTATTCTCAACATTTTTAATTAGTTTAGGTTTTTTTCTCTCGAATATATGGATCAATCCAATTGATTGGTAAAAGTCCTCTTTGCCTCTTTCAATAGTTAACCATTTCTTGAGGAAATTTGACCACTGCATTGTGCCAATGTATTTCTTTAATATTTCCATAATTCAAATATACAAAAAAAGGAGGGACACTGCCCTCCCTTCTATTAAGAGTTTAATCAATTATTAAATTGATGGAGATTGCTGTGTAAGTAGAGATGCGTAAACAGCTGGATCAACATCTGGAACTGCATCATTTTCTAATCCACCCATGATGATATCATGACCTAATCTGTCAGACTTAATAACACCAGAGCCATAAGCTGAAGCTTCAGCAATCTGAAGGCCTTCACCAAATCCTAATGCAACATAAGTCCCATCAGCTTTCTCAACTATTGCAACCACTTCGTTCTGACCTAATAAGTGAATCTCTGAACGCAATTCCTTTGTGTCTGATGCCAAGATCATTGTCAAAGTTTGCTCATACCAAAGAGTTCCGTTACCTTTGTTCACTCTGATTGGTGCAGTGTAGCTTGATAAGTTAGATTTCAACTTATATAAAAATACTTCACCAGTAACAGTTAACGCAGTAACCTCATTGTCAGCAATTGTGGATGCAGATACATTACCTAATGGAAATAATAACACTGACTTGATACCACCTTTTCCATTGGTACAAGCTCTGTCATTATATCCGCTTGTCATATTACATGCCATAAAGCTATATTTTTTTAATGTTTATAAAATAGGGAGCAGTTACCCACTCCCGTTATTAGTTATTAATTAGGAGATCCAGTTCCGTTCCAAACTCCGATTTGATTTAAGAATGGTACCTGAACACCAGCTCTAAATTTAGAACGTAGGTATATCACATCATCATCTTGAGAATACCACAAATCAAAGTTTTCAAAGTCTGAACTTAAGTCAGTTCCGAATACAAATTGAGATGCTCTACCAGTGTAGATGTTATCAAGACCATTCAATCCGTTAACTTTAACAATTCTCATGTTTGTTCCTGGAAGGATCAACTCATTCAAGTCACCAATGTTAGCTGGATTGTAGTGGAATAAGTTATCATCAACCAAGTTCTTAGTCAAGAAATTAAAGTTCTCACGACCAGTGAAACAGATAAAGTCATTAGCCTCAGCAACATTTGCTGGTGTGTTAACGAAACACTCATAGAATACATCAAATGCATTAGTTGCAGAGATTGATGCAGTTGATGATGTATTCAAGTTAACACAACCATTTGCAGTTGTTAAGAATTGACGGAATCCATTCATGAAAGCCAAGTTACCTGTACCAGTAGCTTTGTTTCCTTTCCAGATTAACTTATCCAATTCAAATGAATGTAACTGCAATAAGTAGTTGATGATTTGTTGCTCAAATGGTAAAGTCTTATCTTCAGCCATTGCACCTGGGCGAAGGCCTAATTGTGTCCAGAATCCATCAAGATCTTTTTGACAGAAAGACTTCATATATCCAAGAGTCTCAACTGCAATAGCTCTGTCAGTGAATACTGTGTCTCCAGATGGAGTCATAGTACAATCACCAGCTTGATATACAACTGAATCATCCATTAATTTCAACTCTTGAGATCCTTTGATCCCTTGTTGAATTGTTACATATTGTAATGTACGAGCTTCAGTAACTGACTTAACAATCAAGTCCTCTCTTTGCTCATCAACATAAGCTGCAAGACCAGATACATCCCAGTCAAATTTTGTGCGTAGATATTTTTTTAACGACATTTTTATTATACTTTAGAATTTTTCAAAAACATTTGTCTGGCTGTCAAGTTGCCAACTTTGCTGAACTTCTCAGCTTCTTTGGTTTCAATTGATGGTTGAGCCTTGAAAGTCTCGAAATCACTTTTCAAAGTGGTCAACTCATTAACCAAGTTTCTGTTTGTCTCTGCAATAGTCTTAGTCATTTCAGCCAATCCTTCGACAGCTTTGCTGAATGCCTCAAGCTTTGCATTTACTATTGATTCAACTTTCTCTGCACTCATTGCCTCAGCTGATGTCTCTTCGACAGCAACCTCACCAGCATCTTCATTCATTCTCTCATCAATAATCTCAGTGATGATACCTTCAGCATCAACCACAATAGATACACCAGCAAGCTCACCACTCAATGCGTGAGTTCCTTCTGGAGCTTTTATTCTTTCACCATCAACAACAACAAATACTGGCATCTTAACCTCAAGAGCATCATACTCTATCACTGTTACACCATCTGTTAATGTTGCTTGTTCAAATTTTTCCACTGACTTTGAGAATTGTGCTTTCATTTCAGCGATCAATTCCTTAATGGTATTTAATTCTTTGTTCATACTTATTATAATTTATTGTTCGAAAATCCCTAATTCTTTAAGCTTAGCCTCTGACCATCTCTTTGCAGCAAGTCCACCCCATAACAGATATGAGATAGTACCACAAGCAGAATCATCATCTGGATTATAATACTCCTCAGCTCTTGACAAATAAGAATACATCCTTTTTATCACAGCAACAGATACTGTCTGTCGATTAGCTAATGTTGTTGCTCTTAAGCGGCCAACTCTTGTTGCACATTTATTACCGTACTTTTGATTCAGCTCAATCCCTTTCTTTGCGTTATTGGTAACAGCTTCAGGATAGTCATTGTAAAATGTGATATATTCCTGGACCTTCTTAAGCTCTTGATATATGGTTGAGAATTCATGCTCCCATCCTTTGCCAGTCTCAAGCAATTGGAATACTCCCTCAATTGAGAATCCAGTGAACATTCCAGCCTTGGCTGCATCATAGACATCCTTATTTGTGACCTTATAACTGACAATCCAAGATCCATCATTCTCATCCTTGAATCTTTCTGGAGCTGTGAATCCTTTTGAGTTATCAATGATGTAGCTCATGATCATATAGATGCCATCAACCACTCTCTTGCTATCATGCTCAAGATTGACATTGTTAAAATTCTCTCTCCTGGCATAATCAAAAACAATATCCTTGATTGATGATGGTGAAAAGTTTACATAATATTCCTCACCAGTCTGAGGATCTCTTCGGAATATGGGAGTATTCGCAGATATAGCAACTCCAGTGATGACTTGCTCCTCATCATTGAATTGATAAGCAATCTTTTTGGAAAATGTTTCAAATGATTTCTCATGTGCTGGATTAGCCACAAGGCTGTTGAATGATACTGTTGTTTCTGGATCATCAAGATCAATCACAATATCATATAGTGGTAACTCTCTAAGCATAATTATTATGTATATTTGTTCGAAATGATTTTTGTTTATCCATACCATTCAAGAGCTGAATCTGATTTTGAAATCAAGCAATCAATTGCAATGGTCCTCAAACTTTATCCTGGTGTAGAGATATGGACAGTTGGCAAAGCTGTGCCAGGAATCAAAAATATTCCATGCACTCAACACAACAATATCAGAGGATGTGATGTGACCAATAGGATACTGACCTTTGCTAAGAAAATTGGAGGAGATTTCATCTATATGAACAAAGATTTTTATATCACAAAATCATGGCAATCTCATGTGGCCATAAATATGGGATCCATCATTGTGAATCCAGAGCATGCACCCCATACTCAGATTGCTCAACAGAATACTCTTGAATTCCTTAAGCATAACAATTTTACAGCTTATAATTTTGAAACCCACACACCAGTGATGATGAACAGCCAGAAGCTGATTGATCTATTTGACAATATCAACTGGCAGAATGACAATCATTTTATCAAGTCAATCTATTGTAATGTGTATCAAGCCCCATCAAAGGAAGGATTCAATTGTAAGGTATCAAATCCATCCATTGCTAAGGCTCAAGAATTCATTGCAATCCAGGGATGTTTCTCAACTGGTGATAATTTCTGGAACAAGCCTTGTGTTGAATGGATTAAAAGCTTGATTTAGCCTCTTGCAGTTGGACCTTGTTTTGAGTCCCAGTAATATCTGATTCCAATACCACTACCTTGGCAGTTGGTACTTGTGCCTGTTGACCTTGAGTTAATTGTGCCAAGTCAGTTGTTTGAGCATTGGTATTGGCAGTGAATGAACTTGCTCCAGCTCCAGCTGTACCACCGCCACCACCAGTACCTAATTGTGGAGGAGTTGGTGCAGAGCCAGCTTGATATTTCTGATTCATTACTGCTAATGCTTGAGTAATACCTATCAATGAAGCTGATGCAATCGCAGCAATACCAGTTGGAGATGGCGGAGGACCAAATTGAGCAATCCCTTTGACAATTGCACTGGCTGTATCAATAGCAATCTGAGCTAATTTAATAGCCTTATCTCTATTGAATTGAGCCTTCTTAATTTTCTCCTCTTCATTGTAAGCATTGAGTTGGATCTGATATTTTTGCTCTGCAAATTTCTTCTCAATCTCAGCTTTCTGATCAGCTGTCAATCCCTCTTGACTTAACTGAGCTTTAAGATTAGCATCAAGATTTGATAAATCAGCTTCTCTATTGGATGCAATCTTATTCAGTCTTGCTTGATCTATCTCATTGACAAATGCATTAATCTTTTTAAGTTCATCCAATCCTTTCTGAGCTCCCTCAATTGCAGCTGTTACACCCTTAAGTGATTCCTCTCTTGCTTTAATTTCATTAGCCTTGGCTTGATCAGCATATTTCTTATCAAGATCAGCACGTTTCTTTTTATATTGCTCATCCAATTTTAAACCAGCTTGATAGAATTCCTCCTCATCAATAGCATCAGCTTTGAATGCTGCCAAGTTAATTGCCTCTTGAGCTTTGTACCATTCATCCAAATCAAGTAATTCATTCTCTTGCTCAGAGTTTATGAATCTTTGGAACTTATTTCTAAGATCTTTTTTCTTAGCTTCTTGCTCTGCAATCTTATCAAGCTCGATCTGGTTGTACTTATTGACTATTGCGAGCCTATCTGTCTGCTCTTGTATTCTTAATTGATATTCAAGTTGGGCATTACCATGAGCCATCTCATATCTCTTATCATAAGACATTGAAAGCTCAAATAATTCCTTCTCTTTACCTTCCTTCATCAAATCAAGACTCAATTGAAATTGATCATCTTCTGCCTTAATTCTATCTTCATTCGCTTTCTTAGCAAGTTCAGCCAATCTATCAGCCTCTTCCTTAGCAGCCTTAAGCTTATCATCTTTGGCTTTCTTGATTCTATCTATTGCTTTCTTGTGAGATTCATTGGCTGCATCAGATCGTCTCTTCTCTTCCTCAATTTCCAAGATGGTTAAATCTTGAGCATTCTTTTTATTGTTTTTATATTGCTCATT